GTCATATCAAAAGGGAGTTACGGATGTATTTTTAAACCCGCAATATTATGTTCATCTGGTAAAAATAGCAAAAGTAAAAAATATATATCAAAACTCATGCTTAATGAACCCTTTTTTAATGAACGGGAAATGCGAATTAGTGAATTAATTAAACAAATACCCAATTATAGCAAAAGATTCAGTCCTATTTTATCCTTGTGTGATATTGAAATCAAAAATATAAAGGATAAAGATATTAAAAAATGCGATGATATTGTAAAGCATGGTAAAAATTATCAACCAGTTATAGGTAAAGTACGACTTGTACATGGAAAGGACTTACATGAAAATTATAAAACAAAACCCAAAAAAAAGTTCTTACAAATTTTATTAAAATCATACCCCATTTTACTGGATTCAATTAAATTACTTGAAGATAAGTATATTGTTCATCATGATATAAAATCAAATAATATTATCTATGATGAAAAAAATAATAAACCCATAATAATCGATTTTGGATTATCTTTTTCTGTAGAAAAAATTGTTGAACTTAGAAAAGCCTTTTATGTTGAGTGGGCTCCACAATGGACTTTATGGCCCATTGAAATACATTATCTTGGATTTGTAATATCTAAAAAAAGAAATATGTATGAAAATGAATTAATTTCATTCACCAAAGAATATAATAATTCACATTCAGTTATTAAAAAATTTCAACATTTAATACCAGAATCAATTAAAAATATTTTTTATACTGAAACATATAATACGCTTAAGAGATACAATAGCAAACCTTTAGAGCAAACCGTTAAATTTATTATTAATAATTACTGGAAAACGTGGAATAATTATTCTTTAAGCGTAACAGTTTTATTACTATTTTTATCGGTTTACAAAGACGCAATTGAAATTAATGACTTTAATAAAAAATTTATAAAAATGCTCCTTTTAAATATACACCCTAATCCAAAATTTAGATTATCTTTAAAAAATACAATGGAAACATACAAAAATATGTCATTGTTGTTGAATCAAATGGATATCATATAATTAATGAATAAAAGTAAATTATTCATTAATATTTTGTTAATAGTTATTTATTTTCGCGCCCTCTTCTTTCTACCCTTTTTAGCCGTTTTTTTCTTAGAACGTCTTCTCTTTCTCCTTTTCTTAGTTTTCTTAGCGGCAACAGTAGTGCCGACTTTTTTGTAAAGTTTTTTTCTTTTGATCATCTTTAAAACTTCTTTAAGACTCATCTTGGGGTGAGCCTTTTTAGTTTTTTTAACAAATTCAATCCACGCATTAACCATTATACATTATAAATAGAAAAAAATTGAAAAAATAATAATAATAATAAAATATATTAAACTAAATATGTCTAGATTTAACGCATTTAATACTTCTACTCGAACTGAAAATAAACCGAGCAAATTTAATAAGGATAATAAAAATAGTCAGAAAAAATCCAGATGGGATAATTTAAAAACTGATGGGGATTCATTTTCTAAAGGTTCTAATAATTTCTCATCTGATAGGTTTTCATCTAAGAGATCTTCATCTGATAGGTTTTCATCTGAGAGATCTTCATCTGATAGGTTTTCATCTGATAAGTTTTCAGATGATAAGTTTTCAAATAAGAGTAATTTTAAAGGTCGTCGCCGTAATAAACGTGTTTATAAAAGCAGAATATCTAAAGAAGAATTAGACAAGAAAATGTCACTACGCGGTTCGAGGCAAATGGGTATTTCATTTGATGATATAATTACAAAAAAAAATAATAAAACTAAAAAATCTTCAGAAAAAATAGAAAAAAAGGTTGTGAAACCAGTTCCGAAAAAGCTACCTGAAAATGAAAAAATGACGGATAATATGAAATATTTTATACTGAATCAATTTTATGAAGAAGACGAAGAGGAGGGTGAAGAAGGTGGTGGAGAAGAAGATACAGAAGAAAATATACAGGAAGACGAGGACATTATTGATTTTAATTAAGTTTAAATAATAATCAAATACTTGTATGATAATATATATGGATGATTTAGAACTGGATATAAATGATGATGATATATCACTTGAGAAGGAATTTAATGAAGAAATTGAATATAATGATTTTTATAAAAAAAATGTAAGATATATTAATCTATTTTTTTTTTATTTGGATAAAAATAAAAACATTATCAGAATTCAAAAAGAAAAGAAACATATTGATAATAATGTTATTTTTAAAAAAGAATTATTAGATATTATAGAAAATAAGGAAATTTTCTTAAATAAAAAATATACCATTAGAGACATTTTGAAATATAATTTTAATTTGGAATCCGAAAACGTTTATGATTTTATAAATTCTTCATCAAAATATAAATTCTTAATTCCTTTAAAAAATATTAACGACATATTTTGGGAGAAAACAATTGAAAAATTTAATCATTTAAATTCATTATATTTTATTTTTACAAATAAAAATTCAATGCTTAGTAAAACCAAAAAAATATATTTGTCGAAAAAAAAGAGAAAAACAAGTAAAAAAAGATTATTTAAAAAAGCACTACCAATTGTAAAGTCAGATTTTATTAAATTGAATTAAATATTTAGAAACTTATTAACAGTTAATATAATATATCATGCTTTCTAGTCAAGTTGCTCAGTTGATAGCCAATTCTTTAATAAATGATAAACCAAAGTATAAAACAGTTGTCCCCGACCTTTCAGAGTTGAGCGAAATAGAGTATTGTGAAGGCGAACATGAATATACATGTTGTCCTATTTCAATGGGCGAATTTAAGGATGGTGACATTATTCTACAGTTGCCGTGTGGTCATATTTTCAACAAAGACTCTATTATCGCGTGGGTGACAAACGAAAAGGCGAACTGTCCCATTTGTCGTTATAAATTAAAGTCTAAGGAGGTTTTATGTGAACCAGAACATCCTCCACCCCCACCACCCACGTCTGCTGGTGCTACAAGTTCTGCTGGTGCTCCAACACAAGATATTTCAAATAATGTAGCCAATGTTGGTCAAAACGACCCTTCTGGCAATGATAATATGTATGATTCTATTTTAAATATGATAACAACCCCAAGAGAGAGGCAAAATACTGTATTTCGCACTTATTTTCAAAGAGCTCTCGGAGAAATAATAAATGACCTACAACAACAAAATGACATTATAAGTGTACCTGATAACAGCAACAATGTAAATTATATTAGTCATTTTAGAAACTTTAATAGACATGTGGTACAAAGAAACAACGCACCTGGTTACGATAATGATTTACACGATGTTGCGTTACAAACAGCTCTCATGGAAAGTATGAGAGACCAAAATGAAAATTAAAAATTTGTTATATATATATATGAAAAATATATATGTAATACTAGGACATAAATTAAAAAAGAATTCAAATATATCAAAAACATTAAAATCAAGATTAGATAAAGGAGTAGAAAAATATAAAAAGGGTGACATAATCATTGTTTGTGGTGGCAATAATGCTAATGTTCACCACACGGAAGCTTATGTCATGAAAAAATATCTCATAAACGAAGGAAATATTCCCACTTTTTCTATTTTAACGGAAAATAAATCATTATCCACCGAAGAAAATATAATAAATCTCTCCAAAATTATTTCTAGAGAGAATTTTAAAAGATTTTCAATCATAACATCCGAATCTCACATCCCGAAAGTTAAAAAGATAATTAAAAAATATAAATTAAATGACAAATATTCCATAAAATATATTGCTGTTTAGATATCATCAAAATTAAACTCAATGTCTTCTGTTGTATCCTTTTTCGTTGTTGAAGTAGTTATGCTTGAAATCTCGTTTGTATCATTATCCTCATCCGAAAAGTCAAACATATCCTCGGTTGTATTAATCTTTTCTTTATCCGGTAGAATATCATAATTAAGACCCTTGGCTTCTTTCAATCGCTTTAATTGTGAATCATTATAAACATATAGTAAATCTACTTTGGGTCTTTTTTTCGCAGCAATAACCTCCCATTCACGTAACCCAACTAAAAGCATAGAATCCACTTTAACATTATTATCTCGCTTATTTCTTCCACGGAACTTTTTGCGAATGATACATAGTCTCAAAACACCGTCGTTACATTGAACTTCAACATTACCCTGACCGAAATGCCTTGTTACTCGGGCATAACTTTCACCTTCTGTTGCGTATCTAATTTTAATACTTTGTCCGGTATCACGAACATTTTTGCGCGCCAGTTTCTTATGACGACTACCGCCTACTTTATTTTTAACCATTCTATATAATAATAATATAATTAATATTTAATTTTTATATTTTCAATTTTTTTATTTAATTTCGGGAGAGATAATTCTTTACCATCAAATACATCTACTAATAAATCCGAAGTGTTTAAATCTATTAATTGTTTCGTGCTTTTTTGCTGTGTTTCCAAATCTATTTCATCTATATCGTAATTATAAGCATCATAAAAATCCTCATGCAAATCATCGTTTGGGAATTCAATTGTTTTTTCTAATTTATTTATTGTGCCGTTATATTCTTCTATTTTTTCTCTCCAAAATGGTGAATTACTTGCAAAATATAACCAGTTATACCGAAAACATTTATTCAAATCAACTGTTGATCTTTCTAGTTTAAACGCAGCCGTATAATCCGAAATCTCAAACTTTCTCCACTTTTTTAACACTTTATCTGGACTTTCGTCCATTTGAAAATAAACCAATTCCAACATGTATTTACTGTAACACGACTTTAGTGTTGGTGTTTTCTTTTTTCCTTTCTTTTTTAGTTTAGCGGAACTACATAAAAATGCTAACAGTTTCAAATACATATTATCATAATAATTATTTATCTTTACCTTTTCTTTTTTTATTTTTCCGCTCTCTTCGTTTCTTATTTTTATGTCTTCTATACAGCCGACAACCTTATCTGGATATTTTTTAACACATATATATAAATTTCTAGATAGAGCTTTTATATTCATTGTATCATAATGATGTTTAATTTTTTTACATAATAGTTTATACATAACATTCATTGTTGGGTTTTTATACATGGAATGTGTTATAAATAAATCGGGTGTAGGCTCGGAATGAAACATTTCATTCAATACTTTCAATACCATAACGAATGCTTTATTTTTGTCTTTTATAGCATTATATTTTTTTTGACAATTTTTTATTTTTATGAAGGAAGCTGAATTAGTAAGTGCGTAAAATTCATAATACATTCTCCATATTTGTTTCCAAAGTTCTTCACGAAATCCACTACAAAATATCTCAGTTGCCCAGAAAATAACTTTGTAAAAATCTTTTCTCCACAACAATTCTATTAATAGGTTTACCTTTACTTCATCATAGCAATACAAAAATCGAGTAAAAGTAACCATGTTCTACTATCCATTTTCGGTATAGAAATAATTCAATTTTAAATATACGATACACTATAATTTAGGTATTCATTGTCGTGCTCTTTTTTTAGTGCTCTTTTTTTAGTGCTCTTTTTTTAGTGTTTAAATTTAGTGTTTAAATTGAATTATTATAAACTTTTTTATAAATTATATAAAAACGTTTATACTATATAATATATTATAATGTCTAAAGGAAGAATCGCCGCGGAACTTAAATCAATCACACTAGACCCTCCTTCAAATTGTTCAGCTGCCCCAGAAAATGATGATGTTTTCCATTGGACGGCAACAATCATTGGTCCAACTGACTCTGTATACGAGGGTGGTATATTTACCTTATCTATCGAATTTCCACCAAATTATCCATTTAAACCACCAAAAATTAGATTTATTACAAGGATTTATCACCCAAATATCAATATGAGTGGTGGAATTTGTTTGGATATTTTAAAAGACCAGTGGTCACCCGCGTTGACAATCTCAAAGGTTTTAATTTCTATTTGTTCACTATTGGATGACCCAAATCCTGACGATCCTCTTGTGCCGGAAATCGCAGATATTTATGTAAAGAATAGATTACAATATGACCTAACTGCTCGCGAATGGACACAATTTTACGCTCAGTAACCTCTATAACAACGATGGCAACAATTACAGCAACATTCACAACATCTAAAAATTCCTATAAAACAAAATTCAAATATTGACATATAATAATAAATACAGTCTTTTTTTTATTATTATATTTACTTTTTTAATACAGAACCAAAACAGCTTTTGCAACATACGCCAGCTACTTCGACAACAGCATTAATATTTAATTCACCTTTTGATGCCGAGACAACAAGTGATGCCATATCACCTAAAATACCTTCGTCAATCATGGTCAGCATCATTTTTTCTTTAAAGTCACTAATCGGCGCATCAACAACGACCTTTCTTACAAGTTTTTCAACAAGCATTTTCTGTTCTTCTCCTTTTGCCGAAGAAGCTTCCACTATTTCCATTGCGAATCGCAAAATCTTAATTATTGTTTGGGGTGTTATTTCCACAGCCCCGATTTTATCCTCAAGTTTAACATAACAATCTTCAAAAATAGCCATTTTATATTAACCAAATATTTTATTATTTTGATTGTCCTATTATTTTTTGGATTTCTATTATTTTTTTGGAGAGAATTATATTTTCATTTGATACCTTATCCAAAGATTCTCTTAACTCACCCGTCGTTATTTTAAAATCCCCCAATGTATCTTGTAATTCAACTATTTCATCATTTTGTTCATCTATTTTCTTTTTATTTTTATAATTAATAACCCTTGCCTTATAAAACACATTTCCTATATCTACAGACAATCCCTTATGTGTTACACTTTTTATTTTTTGATAATGAAGTGGTATTTCTATTCTCAACAATTCCTCATCTTTACTCCAAACATCATCATCCTTTACAACTAAAGTTATTACATCGAATTCTGTTTTTGTAAATAGAAAAATTTCATTCCAAATAGGTTCATTATTATTCCATAAAGTCATTGTTCTTCTGATTTTATTTCCATATATTATTTCGACGAACATATCGTTTTTTGAAAAAATATCCGCGTTTTCTTGAGTTTTACTTAAATGTTTAATCTTAAGATAGATCATTTACTTTATAAATATAAAAAAATTATATTTATAAATATAATTTTGTTTAAAATTATATTACCAAACCATTTCTGCTTTAAATATATCATTAATCGTGGCAATACGCCAATCTTTTTTTGTTTTGCGTGTATATTCTTTACGGTATTTTTCTATTTGTTTACGCAACCTAATAATAGTAAATCTTGGGAAAGATTTAAAATTACATACAGTTTCCGATTTATTTATATTTTTAATATTTTCATTTGAAATAGTCAAAGCTCTCCAAATAAGGAGGGCGAGTAGCCCATCATCCATTGTTTGCGATTTTGACATCTTTACAGACATTTTATAAGTTGATTACTATTTATAATATAGATATTTTTTTACTCAATTTTTTTTATTACTTCTTTGTTTTCTTTTTTTCTTTTTTGTAACTGTTTTTTTTGTTCCTGTTTTTTGTTTTGGTTTATCATAACAAAACGTGCCAGCAGAACCCCTTGCTTGAAAACTACAATTTTTATCTTTTTTACATTGTTTTTTATCAGCCTGCCTTTCACCAATCATATGTTTATCACATCCCTTTTTGAAAAAATTTAAAAAGGTGAAACCCCCTCTCTTTTTTGATTTTAATGTTCTATTTTTCCTCTTTCCTTTTTTCTTTTTTTTCTTTTTTCCACCAGACTGCGTTTGTTCATTAGTTTCTTTAACTTCTAATAAAATATTTTCTTCATCATTTTCAGAACGTTGTATTTCAGAAGAATTATTTGTTTCTTCATCATCATTTTCCTCAACAACGCTTACATATTTTTTTGCTTCATCAGAGTCATCTACTAAAACATTTATTTCAGAGTCTTCTTTTTTTTCTCTATTGTTTTCGCGTTCTTTTCTTAATCGATTGATTTCTCCTGTTATTTTTTCTTTTCTAAGTTTTCGCTCTTCTGATTTTAGTTTTTTTTCATCCGTATCCTCCTCTGTTTTTTTTTGTTTATCTTCTGAATAAACATCTGCTAAAAATTGAAAAAATGATCCCGCCATTGACCCACCTTTCATAACTTTACGCTGTCTTCTCCGTTTTCTTTTTTTTAAAGTCTTTTTTCTAGAAAGACGCATCCTTTTTTTTATTGATTTTTTTTGTCGCCTCCGCCGGGTTTTTTTTCTATATTTATTTTTTGACACTTTGTTTTTTGATACTTTGTTTTTTGATACTTTGTTTTTTGGTACTTTGTTTTTTGGCATATATATATAAATAATAGAATATAAAATCTATTTAATTATTTATTATATCGCATGGGTGACAATAGAAGAAAAATTATAAAGGAAATATATATTTATAGAGAATCTCATTTACCAACTGATGGTTGGATACAAAAATGTTTTCATTGCGACACGTTAACATCTAAGAATATATTATTTAAAACAATAACTCAATATAAAGGTTGTTATGTTAAATATTGGGAATTCAATATACATTTATGTTTTTCATGTAAACGATACTTATATTCAAATAAAGGTGAAAATATTAAAAAATTCTTAAAATTTTCACAAAAATGTAATGATTATATTGTTAAAGAATATCCGTTTTTACGAAATGAAGCGAATAACGATTCACACAATGATTCACACAATGA